GCAAACGTTGGAGGTATGCCTTCAACACATCCAACAGGTATTGGATCAACTTCAAGTCTTAAGATTAAAAACTTTGACGATTATCAAAATAATTTTGAAGACGCTGTTACATATAGATTAGCTGCAAGAAATCCAGGCAGTTATGCAAACGGAATGAAGGTTGCATACATTGACGGTGCTGCAGACCAGATTATTAATGTATCACCACACGCTGCTGCAAACATCACAGTTGGTGCTGCGGTAACTCAAGCGATTAGTGGAACACTCGTTGGGCCTGGCACAACATTTACAGTTGATGGATATCTTCAAGGTATTGTGACTGGTGTTGGTGCAAGTACAATTGATGTTAAGGTTGCAAATCGTGTTTCTGCTGCTGGAACAATCTTCCCTGCAAAATACACAGAGAACGGATTACTTCAGTTTAGAGTTGGTGCTGCAACCAGTGAAGGTGTTGCTGCTCATGCGATTCCTGGCGAAAATGGTTTAAGTATTTTAAATTCATCTTCTACAATCGCGAATCCTAAAGCTGGAATTACATCAGTTGCTACTTCATTCGCAGTTAATGACTGGTACGACAATCAGTTCATTCAACTTTCAAATGGAGCATTACAATGGAAGGAGATTGCTGAAAAACCAGGCACAAGTGGATTTGCAGATGCAAGAAACTCTAAGAACGATGAACTTCACATTGTAATTGTTGATGATAGTGGTAAAATCACTGGAACAACAGGTGCGATTCTTGAGAAGTTTGCATTCTTATCCAAGGCAGATGACGCAAAAGATTCATTCGGTTCAAGAATTTTCTATAAGGATGTAATTAAAGAGAGATCAGATCAAATCTTTATTGGTATCTCAACAGGAAATGGATCAATCTCATCTGGTATTCAAACTGCATTTACTCCAACTGCAACAGATAACACTTGGGGTCAGGACGCAGAGGGTGTTCAATTCAACTTTGTTGGAAACAGACTATATGAACTACAAGGTGGTAAAGACTACTCTGGTGTAAGCACAGAGGGTGGTTACTCTTGTTCACTTGGTTCAATTATTGGTGGTTACGAACTCTTTGAAAATGAAGCTGAATTTGCAGTTAACTTCTTACTTCAAGGCCCTGGCATCGTAGGTAGTGAAGCAGAATCACAGGCAAAAGCAAACAAATTGATTGCAATTGCAGAACAAAGAAAAGATTGTCTTGCAGTTATCTCTCCAAATAGAGAAACAACTGTAAACGTCACAAGTGCAAAAACACAAACAGACAATGTAGTTAGATTCTACGATCCAATTACATCATCATCATTCGCGGTATTTGACTCAGGTTACAAGTATCAGTTTGATAGATTTAATAACAAATTCCAATTCTTACCATTAAACGGTGACATTGCTGGACTAATGGCAAGAACATCTGAGGAACAGTTCCCTTGGTTCTCACCCGCTGGCCCTCAAAGAGGAAACATACTTAACACAGTTAAGTTAGCATACAATCCAAATAAAGTACAGAGAGATACTTTATACACCAAGAGAATCAACCCAGTGATCTTCTCACCTGGCGGTGGATTCTTACTATTCGGTGATAAGACAGGACTTGCAATTGCATCTGCATTTGACAGAATCAACGTACGTCGTCTGTTCTTAAATCTAGAGGCAAGAATTGAAATTGCCGCAAGAACTCAACTCTTTGAGTTCAACGATGAAATCACCAGAGCAAACTTCCGTAATATTGTTGAACCATTCCTTCGTGGAGTTCAATCAAAGAGAGGTTTATCTGACTTCGTTGTAATTTGTGATGAGTCAAACAACACACCTGATGTGATTGATGCGAATGAGTTTAAGGCTGATATCTTTATCAAACCAGCTCGTTCAATTAACTTCATCGGTCTTACATTCGTCGCGACAAGAACTGGAGTTTCATTCAGTGAAGTCATAGGACGAGTTTAATTAAGTCCATCTAAATAAACAAAGGAGTTAAAAAAGAAAATGGCAAACGTAGGTAGTTTTTCTGATAAGAGCATTATTGCTTTCAGAGATAGAATGGTTGGGGGCGGTGCTCGCTCCAACCTCTTTGAGGTAAATATCTCACTTCCAGCTGGAGTTGAAGATCCTTCAGGTCAGTATGATAGAGATATTAGATTCTTCACCAAGGCAGCTGAAATACCAGCTGCTAATGTTGGTAATATTCCAGTTCCTTTTAGAGGTCGTGTTCTTCCAATCGCAGGGGATCGCACATTTGATCCTTGGACAGTGACAATTATTAATGATCAAACTTTCAATCTCAGAGATGTGATGGAACAGTGGTCAAACAAAATTAATGATTTACAGTTCGCTGGTGGAGACATCAACCCAGCTGATTATCAAACAAAGGCTGAGGTATTCCAACTTGGTAGAAATGCTAAGAATAGTGGAAAAGACATGAGTGGTGGAGAACCAATTCCAGTTCTAAGACAGTATAACTTTGAAGGAATTTATCCAAACGCTGTAAGTTCTATTCCTCTTGATTATGGTGCAACTGATCAGATTGAAGAGTTCCAAGTAACATTCAATTACATCTTCTGGACAGTTGAAGGTGGTGTGGGTTCATTACCATTTACACCAACTGCAGCAAGTACTGGAGCATTTGGTTGATTTTTATCACCGTTTAGGATATAATATAAATACCAGTAAAGGTATAATTATACAATGGCACAACTTTTTGGTTTCTCAATTGATGATTCGTACAAGAAACCGTCCAAGTCAGTAGTCTCTCCTGTCCCTCAAAACAATGAGGATGGGGCAGACTACTATTTGGCTTCTGGGTTTTATGGTCAATATTTAGATGTTGAGGGCGTATTTAAAACAGAATATGATTTAGTTCGTAGATATCGTGAGATGGCACTTCATCCAGAGGTAGACTCTGCTGTTGAAGATATCATCTGCGAAGCTATCGTTGCGGATCAAAATGATTCGCCCGTACAAATTAATCTTGAAAATCTAAATCAAGGGCCTAAAGTTAAAGATATCATTCGTTCAGAGTTTCAATATATTAAAGAAATGCTGGACTTTGATAAGAAAGCACATGAAATATTTCGTAATTGGTACATAGATGGTAGAATTCACTATCATAAAGTTATAGATCTGGAAAAACCAGAGGAAGGAATTAAAGAACTTAGATATATTGATGCGTTAAAGATAAAATATGTAAGGGAACAGAAGAAAAAAGGTGGTGCAAATGCAATACAATATGCAAACAACGCTAGACCAGGCTTAGATTCAGATCCAACATCAGCAGATTTTCCTGGCTTATCAGAATATTTTATATACACACCCAATTCATATCAGAAAAATCAATATGGATCTGTTGCAGTAAGTGGTCAACAGAAAGATGCAGTTAAGATTGCGAAAGATGCAATCGCATATTGCACATCAGGTTTAGTAGACCGTAATAAACACACAGTATTATCCTATATTCATAAGGCAATCAAGGCACTTAATCAATTAAGAATGATTGAGGATAGTCTTGTTATCTACAGATTGTCAAGAGCTCCAGAAAGAAGAATATTTTATATTGATGTTGGTAATTTACCAAAAGCAAAAGCAGAACAATATCTTCGTGAAGTCATGGCTAGATATCGTAATAAATTAACTTACGATGCATCAACTGGTGAGATTCGTGATGATAAAAAATATATGTCAATGATGGAAGATTTTTGGCTTCCTAGAAGAGAAGGTGGTCGTGGAACTGAAATTACCACATTGCCTGGCGGACAGAATCTTGGTGAACTTACAGACGTAGAATATTTCTTGAAGAAACTTTTAAGAGCTTTACAAGTTCCTGAGTCAAGAATGGCTGATAACAGTAGTTTTAGTCTAGGACGTTCATCAGAAGTTTTAAGAGACGAACTTAAATTTAGTAAGTTTGTCGGAAGAATGAGAAAGAGATTTAGTAATCTTTTTCATGATATTTTAAGAACACAATTAATATTGAAGAATGTAATTACTCCCCAAGAGTGGGAACAAATGAGTGATCATATTCAATATGATTATCTTTATGATAATCATTTCGCTGAACTTAAAGATGCGGAACTTATGCAAGAGAGACTTGGATTATTGGCAACTGCTGATCCTTACATTGGCAAATATTACTCAATTGATTATATTCGTCGTAAGGTTTTACGTCAGACTGATAATGAAATTGATGAACAAGATAAGATTATTAATGCTGAGAAACAAGCTGGTCTTATTTTACCCTCCGAACAAGAGTTAATGGTTGCTCAACAAATGCAAGAACTTGGTGGTGGTGGAACATCAAAACAAAATTTAGGAAAAGTACCTAAAGAACCAGATGTTAAAACAGACTCAACTGATGATCCAGAATCTCCAGGCACTCCAAATCTTAAAGGTGGCGAGATATAAATAAAACATAGGTATAAAGATTTTATCTCATGGATGAGTTAATGGATTTGATTATCGCGGATGAATCTCCGTCTGATATCAGTGACAACATAAAAAATGCCCTTTTTGCAAAGGCGGGAGAAAGAGTTGATACTCTTAAACCTTACGTTGCTAATACAATGTTGGGATACGATATTGATGATGAAACTGGAGAAACAATAGTTCCAGATGATTCTGAAGTTGAAGGCGCAGTTGGTGAACTTGATAATGATCTAGAAAACGAAGAGGAAGATTAATGGCACATCAACCAGTAGGCGACTCACAAACACTTACCACAGGAACGTCGTCAACAAGAGTTCAATTTACAGTTCAATCTGATACTCTTAGAGTTGTTCCTGTAAGTCAAAATGTTCATGTAGCAATTGGTACAACTGCCACTGCTACAACGTCTGACTATTTTGTTCCAGCTGGAACATCTGCGACTTTAAATTTAGGTAGGGTAAGTTGTATAGGAGTTGCTGGAATTGCAACAGGAACATCAACAACCTTAGAATTATCAGAAGGGATGGGTAATCCATTCAAAGTTGATGATGTGTTGACTGTTTCTGGTGTAACTGGTGTAACTGGATTTAATACAACTGGAAAAGTCGTTTCTATTCAAGAACAAAGAACTGTTAACTTTGCACAATACGGAGCAAAGGTAACAATAGATCATGATAGTAGAGGTCTTTTTGCTGGTGATGCAGTTCTAACAACTGCTCAAGCAAGAAGAACTTTAACAGTTGCTGCAAGAACTGATTCTGGAGCAGGAAAGTTATATG